ATGTAAAGTGTTCTACTGTTACAGTAACGGGTGCAATTCCTGCTGATGCCGAAGAATTAATAGTTAGTGTCCTCAAAAAAGGTGTAACATTCTGGAAAACAAACTTTGGTAACTACAGGGCAATTAATAAAAATTAATAAATAAGGTGGTGATTAAAATGGGTAGAAGTAGAAGTAAACGCAGGTTTTTTCAAAAGGTATACTCTTCTGGCATAGAATATAATCATTGGCTGATGAAGTTTGCAAGCAACGCTGTTTCATCTTATCGTGTAGAGGGATTGCCTAAAGAAATAGATTCTAGATGGCTAGCTCTAAAGCTATTTGAACTTGGGTCTGTTGCTTTCTTTTACGATTCAGATGCTAATGAGTATGCTTGTATGCAGTATTCGTGTCTTGGCACTTATGACTGTTATGGTAACCCAACAAAGATACGTGTTTGGAATCCATGGACAGGATATCAGAGAGAGCTTGGCAAAGATGAATTTGTTATCATATGGGATAATATGTTAAGAATAAATATGTACAATGCTTATGTTGAATTAGCGTATAGGCTGTGGAGAATTGATGGTACAATAGATACAAACTGTGTAGCTCAGAAAACACCTGTTATTGTACAATGTTCTGAAAATGAGCGATTGACGTTTAAAAATCTTATTGCAAGTGTCGATGCTGATAACCCGTATATATCGGTTGGCGATAATTTATCACTAAAAGATATTAAGCCATTAAAACTCGATGCACCACTTGTAGCACCTCAGTTAATGGAAGTACAGCAGACACTTTACAACAGAGGAAATGCACTACTTGGTATCACATCTGTTATCGTACAGAAAAAAGAAAGAATGGTTAAGTCAGAAGTAGATACAGCCAACGCTGATGCACTTGCTAACCGACGTTCAAGAACAATGGCAAGAGACTATGCAAGTGAACAAATTAAAGAAAGATTTGGCCTTGATGTAAAATGGATATTTGACGAAGGTGACGAACCAAACAAGGAAACTGATGAAGGAAACAGAGAAGAATTTATTAGTGGTATGAAAGTGGCTAGTCTTGGCACTTCCGTTATAGAGAGGTGATAACATGAGTAGATACACAACAGAAGTCAGATATATCTGCGAATCTCTGGCAGGCCTTGACAAATCGGTTGGCTATTCAAATGTCAATGAAGTTATTGAACAGTCTAGAAACAGAATCTTTCCACCTTTTGAAATATTTGACGAAAGTTATAGGTCTGTTCTAGAAGCAAAGATTCTTAAACATTTTTACACCAGAGAAATAGGATGCGAAACATTCGGCCTTTGGCAGTTAAGACTTGACGCAAAATTATCAGTTATTATGCCATATTATAATAAACTTTACAACGCTATCAATATTGATATTCCTGTTATTGACAATGTTAATATGAGCGTTGAGCACAATATTGGCAGGAATGCTGATACAAAAGTTAGCGACAACACAGATATAACAGCAAGTTCTAATACAGAAACAAACACTACAGCTAGTTCAAAGATTAGACATAGTGATACTCCTCAAGGAAGTTTGCAGAATCTTGAGTCTAATGAGTATATGAGCGATGCAACACTTAGTGATACAACACAGACTGTAAACAGCAACACTAACAGTAGTAGCAACAGTAGTAGCAACAGTGACACGAATGCAAAAAGTACAGAAGAATATGCCGAACATAGATGGGGAAAAGAGGGCACGACAACTTATATTAGCATGGTTAATGAGTACATCGAAAAGATGAAAAACATTGATGCTATGCTTATTCGTGAACTTGAAGATTTATTTATGCAGATTTGGGATATATGGGAGTGATTCAGAATGAGTTTTAAACCTAGAAATTTTAGAGAATGGTGCAATCATACGATTCCTGTTTTGCCTCAGGTGTATGGGGATGAATTAAGCTATTATGAGTTGTTGAATAAAGTGATTGAAAGATGTAATAGCGTAAGTATTACAGTCAACGAATTAATTAATTATGTAAATCACTATTTTGATTCACTTGACGTACAAAAAATGATTGATGCCAAGCTTGATGAAATGGCACAGGATGGCACTTTAGCCGATTTGATTAATAACGTTATTTTTTCAACATTAAATAACAGTGTAAATAAAAGAGTCATAAAGCACCTTACAGCACTAGAAATGATTAATGACGCGCAAATTACTTTGAACGACGTTGTAATAACTTGCGGGTATTATAAAGTCAATGATAATGGTAATGCTATTTATCACGTATTAGACATTAATTATGGTTATAATATACCACTTTCTAACGGGCTTTTTGCTTATTTTGTTGGTGATTCTGGTAGACCAGAACAGTTTGGATGTAAAGGTGATGACAGCGACGACACTACAGGATTAAAAAACCTGTTAAATACGTGTAAATGTATTTCATTCACGCCAAATAAAAAATACGGTTTTAGCTCTACACTTACAATCAAAGGTAACACAACTATTAATGGAAATTTTTCATGCTTGCATTCTCTTGTTATAGACGTTTCAAGCGACCTTAACGATGGGTTAGTTAAAATTTCCGGTGATAACTGTGTATTTACTAACATCAAATTTGATGGTGGCATGAATAATGACGGGCAAAAAGTAAATAAACACACATATGATAGACCGTCAACAAATGGCAGACCTATTCTTGATACAATTGCAGGAAATAATTACACTAACATTTTAATAGAAAACTGTATTTTTGAAAACGCAACAGCTATGTCAATACAGCTAAATGATTGCGACAATGTAACAGTGTCAAATTGCCAGATAAGAAATAGTAATAGAGACGCAATATTTGTCATTGGTGACGCCATAACCATTGTTGGAAACATTATAGAAGATTGTGAGGATAACTACATAGCTATTGACACTGCTTTCATTACACGGGATATTAGTGACATTGTTATAGCTCAAAACACATTAAAAAAGTCGATGACTAATACAGACCGCTATACTATTTCATCGAGTGTTGGAATTTTTGTAGGTGATTCCGATGGAAGAACAATTACAAAATGCAATATTAATAACAATACTATTGAAAGTAATTATATTGCTGTAAAAGTTGATAATGTAAAAGAATGTAGATTAAATGGCAATGACATAAGAAGTGGTGGGCTTGGTAAAACTGTAGGAACAGAACTTTATGGTCTTTATATCAGAAAAAGCCCTTACGCATATGTTACTGATAATCATATTATTTGTGATGACCATACTCTTTTCGTCGCAAATGACTGTGACGGCATTGTTATACAATTCTGTGAAATCGTAAATGAGGATGGCAGTTCACTTAATATAATCAAGTCATATTCACAAGATGTAGTTATTAGATATTCTATTTTACAAGGTGTTTTTAATCAGAC